TAACTATAGCTATATATCATTGTCGTTAATTATTAGTTAATATCCAACCGTTACCAGTTAAGAATATAAACTCTGTTCCAGATCTATTAGTATTTATATTATAATTACTACTAGAGCCTTGTATATTATTACTATTACCATTTATTATAATATTATTAGTTGCAGCATTAGCCCCAACATCAATTAATTTAATTATATCCCCATCATCTGGGGCAGCAGGTAAAGTTATAGTTACTGTATTACTTGTTGTATCTATAAAATAACCTAGCCAATAAGCTTGATTAATTATAGTAAAGTCAGCAGTTTTAATTGTGCTATCCCAAGTACCTGTATGTGCTTTAACAGCATCAGCAGGTAATGTAATAGTTTTAGATGTAAAATCCAATGTATTAGATAAAGCATCTGAATCAACAGCACCATCTTGAATTGAATCAGGTCCTACTGAATCATTTCCAACATTAGTACTTGCATTAACTGGACTCCAAGCACCAACACTTAATGAACTTGAAAATAAACCTCTTGTAGAAGAATTACTTGCTCTAATCCAAATATATAAATCAGCTGTTGTTGGTATACCTTCTATATTAAAAGTATGAGTTGAACCAGCAGTATAACTTCCTGTATTAGCAGAAAAAGCAGCTGTTAATATTCTATCATTTTCAGCAGTAGTTGAACTGCCTGCAAAATAAACTTCAATATTTTCAGTATTTCCAGTTGCTGGCATATCTAAAGATATCTCAACATAAGGAGTTGAAGCATTAGGAAATGTATTAACTAAAGCTAAGTTAGATATAACACCTACAGCAGAATACGTATGGGTACCTGTTATATTAGGGGCAGCAGGTCTAGATGTTAAAGTACCAACTGTATAATCAGCTTCTTTATATTCTTGAGCCGTTATATAAAAACCACCCATTCCACCTTCTAATTCAGTTTCAGATATACTATTAATTCTAAATTTACCACCAGTATCTTCTTGTGCTTGTATCTGTATAGAACTATTAAAAAGGGCATGTGCTTCAGATTGTTCATTAGCAATAGTCAATTGATGTTGATTATTATTACTTCTATAACTATCATAAGTAATGCCGTAACCATGTTTAATAATTTTTTTCCAATACCAAGTAAATTTACCACTATATGATGTTGTTCTATCAAATGTTACAAAGGATAAATATCTACCCAATCTATTATTAGCATCAGCTTCTTTTTGAGTAAATTCACCGTCCATATTATCTAATTGACCATAAATACATTTTGTAAAGAATTCTTGCAATCCATAACCGTCAGTACTAGTACCTATTCTTGGTAAGTATATAAAAATTTCTTCATTAGGAAATTCAGGATCTTCAAATACTTTACTAGTTCCAATTGTTCCGTTATTATCAAATATTCTTAATTTACCTCTAGGCTCATCTAAATCTGTAGATCGTGTATCATTTCTAGAATATAAATTTTCAGTTACTCTACCTAATCCTAAATCATAAAATGTATCATTTATTGCAACTACATCATTAACTTGTAAGTGTCTTGCTCTTGAGTCTGTTCTAAATGATATAATTTTATTATTTCTAGATTTATTCATTAATACAGTGCCAAGCCTTTGTGCCTGCACACTAGAATTAACAAATTTTAAAGTAAGATCTTTAGATAATACAGGCTCATTAAAATATTTATCTGAATATTCTAAAAATACTTGATCATCTTGAAACTTATTTAATTTAGATTTAAACTGTAACTTTAATTCATTTAATGTAGAATTAAAACCATCATTAACAACTGTAATATCTCCATAAGTATTTTGTTTATCAAAAAAACTTCCATTTACGCCTTGTGCTTGAGTTGTACTTTTAACGTTATCTGATATCATTTGAAACTGACCTAAAGTATATCCAAATATAGCTTGAGAATTCATAGTTATATCTGAAATAGTTAAATCTTTAGTATCGTTTGTATTTACATATCCATTACATTCATATCTTTTACTTGTAACTGAATTACCATCTGGGTCATCATGTGTTATTGTTTCATCACAAAAATCTTTATGATCCTTAAATGTAACAAGATCTAAATCTTCCTCATTAATTGATAAACCACACCCATATATTTTATCTGTTAAATAATCTGCTAAACATTCAGCTGGATTATTAGAATAAAGACCTTGTGCTCTTCTTAATAAAAGCCCAGGTAATGGCGCAGTAAAGTATTGTTGATGACTTTGATACTCATAAATAATTTGATTACCATCAGAGTAAAACGATTGATCATTAGGGTCATATGTAGATAACCAAATGTTATTTCTTTCTCTTCTAGCACCATAACTATTTATAGGATATGCATTTTCAGTAAAGGCAGTACCTCCTGTAAGAAAACTATGATTAAGTTTTTCTTTTAACTCATCTGAATAATCTGCTTCAGTTTTTGAATTAGTATTATTTTGAGGACCTCTTATTTGCCAAGTAGTTAGAACCCAATATTTAACTCTTTGTTCTTCATGTACTGGATCATAATATGAATATTTAATCCAAACTCTTGTTTCACCATTTCCAGGAGAATTATCATTATGTGAAGATGTATAATTATTACCCCAAGATGTTATGTTAAGTCCATTAATTACTCTTCTACCACTATCAGCATGATAAACACCATTTGAGTCTGTATAAGATTCACCAGCTTCTATTTTTTGTGTTGAATAATTTGATCCATGAGTTTGTATATGTTGTTCTCCCATTTCTATATAATCAAATGCTACCATACCACCTGTTCCTGCGCCTGTTGCTGCTACACCAGCTATATAATCTTGTAAATCTCCTGGTGCATTAGGATCTGAAGTAGGACCCAAATCTATTATTTCAATAGTACCATTAGTAGGATATCTAATATCAGAACTGTTAAATCTAATACTATAACCACCATTGTAATTATATTCCCAATTTTCAATTTGGTTACCACTAAAATCAGCAAATTTTATATTATCATCAAAAATTGCAGGATTACTTAAAGCATGACCTGTTTGACCAACCTTTTTTAATCCGTCTAAATATGGTGGATTACTACCTAATCGCACTATAGGTCTAATTAATTTACCTTTAATTTCAAAACCTAGTTTATTAGTTAAACCAGTTACATTGTTTTCTCTATCATAATTTAATTCAACATAAACATAAGCAACATCAGGCATAGATCTATTTTGGCCATTAGAAGCCCATTTAGAACTAAATGTTTCCATATCAGTACATCTTCCACCATATGGGTATTTCTTAATTGTAAGATTATCATTTAACCAGCCATCTGTTCCACCATCTGCATGAGTAGCATTAACTACTTTATGTGTAGTGGCATCAATTGTTAAATCATAATCATCCCAGCTTACTGTACCAATTTCAAATATAGGTCCTTCGCATAAAGAGATTATAAAAGCCATTGTTTTATTATCTGAACTTATATCAGCAAATATAATAGATCCATGAATTTTATCTTCACCATATACAACAGGTAATTTATTTGAAGGATCTGAGGGTATTCTTTGTTTAACTCCAGGATCTTTAGATGACCCTGCATTACTATCTTGTCCAGGCATATCAGGTGCAAATAGTTTTTGCGTTAGATATGATACTGCAAGTGATAACGCAAATCTAATTAGGGCTCCTTTTAGATTATTTGCTATTACTGCACTTATAATAGGTGCGGCTGCGGCCATATTTTATCTCCATTCATAAGTTCTTTCAACTAATGTATAACCTAACTTTTCAAATTTAATATTTGTTTTATTAGGTAAACAAGCCATAAGAACTCTGTCAATTTTGTTTTTTTGTTTTAATTTTGTATACTCTTCTTTGTATAGTTTATGCATTCTATAAAATGCTGAACTATTTCTTTTATCTTTATGCACCCAAGTAACAATAGTTACAAGTTCTTGCATAGCAGTAAAAATATTATTATTTATTAAACCCATTAAGCATCCAATAATTTTATCATTTTCTTCAACAACAACAATAAGACCATTGTCAAAACATAAATTAATTAATTGTTTATAATAATCATTAGTTACAATTAAACCTTTTGTTTTAAACTCTGGAAACTCTTTAACTGCTGCGATTATTTCTTTTATACCATCTTGTGTATCATTTTTATTAGCGATTCTTATATTCATATTATATATCCTTTATTATTTAATCTTGACCAAACTTAGGATTAAATGTAGTCATAGATGCTACAAATTCCATTGATCTATCACCATTAGTTGTGTGTTTAAATGAACTATCAGAAGTAAACCTACCATGTCTACCACCAATAATAGTTCCAAGTATATTTTTACATTCTAAAGTTATTTTTACTTTACCAAACTTTTGGTTTTCTTGATCAACAGAGTGAGAGTAAATAACACCCTTCCATTTTAGATAAACGTTTTCAACATTTGCATATCGATAACGAGTTATATTTTCTTCTTCTTTATCTAACATCCAGCCTTGGTATATTTCAACTATGCCACCAATACCATTATATGTTTTTAATACAGATAATGCTACTTCAGGTAAACCATTTAAAACAATAGTAACTTGATTAGTTTTAACATCTTTAGTTTCCTCTACTGAAGTCATTTCTAATACTCCCGCAGACGGATACCATAATACATTTGATCCATATTCTGCAGTTTTTTCAGAAGTGTTTAATCTTAATGAATTTTTATCATTACTATCAGGTTGTATTTTTATTAACTGAACTGGATAACCACCTTCAGCATTGTATCTTTCATCTGAATAATTAATCGACCTAGCCATTATAATACCTCCACAAAGTTAAATTTATCAAATTTATATAAATTCGATGTTTCATTTAAAGGCACAACTGTAACACTTGGGTTGTTTGTTAACATTAATCTCATATTAACATCAGGACCCATAAGTACATTTATTGAACTTGTATATATATTACCATCGTTAAATTTTCCCATTGTTGTTAATAAACCTGTACTACTTGAACCTGCATTATTAGTATGCTTAACAATTTTATAATTTTCCCCAGAAGTAGACCAACCACTAGTAGATTGAGAACCTGAACCAACACCAGTTGCTATTGTTTCAACATCCATTGTAAAATCAACAGCACCACCACCACCTAATTGACTATCAGGAATAGTAATTGTATCTCCAATAACGTGATCATGATTATCACCACTATCAGTAACAGTTACACTTGTAATAGCACCAGTACCATCAGTAACAATATCAAATGTACCAACATCACCAGATCCTGTACTTGTACCAGTAACATTAGTCCAGGTACTTGAAGGTCTTAAAGAATCTGCAGCAGAAAAGTTATTCATAGTTAAATGAGCACCTTCTTTATTTGTATCTGTAGTTAGGATAGTAAGCGGCCCAGTTATTGTAACATTAGTAATTCTTTTAGTGTAATTAGGACTAGTAGCTGCATGTTGTAAAGGCACAATATATTCACCAACATTATAAGTTGAGTTAGCATTAGTTAAAGTGATAACTCCACTACTTAATATAGTAGTTGGTAAATCACTTGTTGGTGTAAATGGATTATATGCTGTAGCATTTGATGCTGTAGGTGTATATTCAGGTATTAGTTCACCAAATTGTACACCATACAAAAACTGCATTCCACCTGAGTGATCTTGATTTGTTTCACCAAAATATTCGCTAAAACTACCGCTATGTACATCGTTTAAAATATCTTCAGTTTTAATTCTATGTGTTGAAGAAGTGCTTGTAATAGTATTAGCTAAATAAGTATATATATCTTGCGCTTCTTGTAATTCTTTAGGTATAATTATTTCAGCATCAGTACCATCCTTAAATTTAACATATGTATTATCAGAATTTTTAAATTTAAATTTACCTTCAACTGCAAGATTAGTAATAGTAGATACTACAGTTTCATTAGTAAATTCAAAAGTAGATGATTGTTCCATTGGGACTATCCATTGTGCTCTAATACCATTTGCTTTAAAATTAAATTGAACTTCACCACCAGAACCGTTTGATACTAAATATTCGGCTGAATATAATATTTCTTTTACTTTAGTATTCATAGCATCTTGTACAGCACTTAAAGAAGTATAAGTTCCAGAAGCACCAATATTAAGTTGTGCTGCTACATTACTAGGTGAATAATATCCACTTCTAACATAATAAATAGCTGCTTGTCCGTCTGCATATAACCAAGGATCACCTTCTGCATCTCTAAATTCAATAATACCAGTTTGAGCACTTCCAGCTGTACCATAATTATATGTATATTTTACTGAAGCATTTAGATCAGATGTACCATTAACAAATTGATACTTTGTAGTTAGACCTGTAGATAAAGAATTACTTGCGCCTACTCCAGAAACAAATTGTGATGATAATTTTAACTTAACTTTACCACCATTTGTTGTATTGAAATATATACCAGTGTGAGTTTCATTAGACGGTTTACTTATTTGATATACTTTAGCATGATTACTAAATTGAAGAAAATCTCCAACTTTCATTATTTTAGATGTATTAGGGGCTAAATTACATAAAGTTATTTCTCTAAAGGTAATATATTTATCCATTATAATTTTAATTTCTGTTTCACCAGTAGCTAAAGGTATAGAAGTTTTTTGCATAATATTATTTCCATTATTAGAAGAAACATTAACATTTAAAAATTTAATACCATCATCAATAGATAAAAGTTCTTGTTGAACTTCCATATGTTGCTCTTCACTTAATAAAGGCAACTCTGCCTCTATTGAAATAACTGTAGGTCCTAATCTCTCTGTTCTTGCATACCCACCAGTTGTAATAGATCTAGCACTGTTAGTGTTTCTATTAACTGAAACGTTATTTGCATATTTAAAAATTGTACTTTCTGACATAATTACCCTCTACCTCTTAATCCCGCAGTATTTCTTCCGAAGGCTCTATTAGCACCACCAACTTCAGCTGACGATTGTGCAATCACCGCTTTAATTTGGCTAATAGCCCTATCATCTACATTACCACTTATATTTATATTAGTTATATTTGTACCACCTGATTGTTGACCAACTTTATCTCTAGGTACAACAACTTCACCAGGAGTTAGCATAGCAGGAACCCTATCAGTATATGGAGCACCACCAGGTACAATACCACCTTCAGCAAACCCTAAAATAGAGCGACCCATAGAAAATAAACCACCTAGTTTACTTCCCATACCACCACCACTACCCATAGCACTAAATAAAGAACCAGCTTTAGATATTAAACCTTGCATAATACTACCTTGTTGTGATGTTGCTGCATTTAAAGTTTTTTGTTTTATTATTCTTTGATCAATTAATGAATTAAATATTCTTTCAACTAATAGTTCAGCAGATCTTTTAACAATTGTATCTGATATACTTACTAATACATTTTTAAATGCGTTTTTAGTTGTTTCTAATAATGTGTTACCTTGCTTTATACCTTCAAGCCATGTATCACCAATTATTCCACCAATTTCTTTACTATCAATACCTATTAAAGATAATTTT